TTTCCACATTATAAAATAAATTACGTATAAAACAATTTATTTTATTAGCATAATAGCATTGAATAAAATATAATAAATCACTAAACAAAACAGTTATATTGAAAAAAAACAGATCTACCTACCGCTACATCGAATAATCTCGACGATTATTCGCTACCAAAATACGCCCCCTTACCAATCTTGAAATCACTCAATCTTGTAATCGTGTCACGGTTCTTCTGATTTATCTCCTTGATCAAATCCTTGATCGAAATCATCCCAACAAAATCCTCATTATATTCATCCACCACCAACAAATGACGAATATCCTTAAACATCATCTTATTCATACAAGTATCGAGGGAATCTCCCTTCTTCGCAATAATAATGTTTGGCTCCTTGGTAAAAACATCGGAAACCAAAGTCGTCTCACTACTCTTACGTTGCGCCGCAACACGATTGATAAAATCGCGCTCCGAAAAAACACCGACCACCTTATCTTTATCGTCAGTAACCGCTAAACATCCAATATTGAAAACGGAAAATCGTAAAACGGCATCTTGAACGGGTGCGGACTCACGTATCTTGAAATCGATCTTATGATAACAGCTCTTTTCGAAAACACCTAGGGCGGAAATGGGTGTTTCTGTTGAAAGTAATAATTTTTGCCTATGAGGCAATAAGGGTTGTGGATTTCTAGCGAAGGAACGAAAAGAACGAGAAAACATTTTGAATGGATGTGGTTAGAAGTATCTATGTTAAACCGTTTATATTGTTTTTTTTATTTTTTTTATTTTTCTGCATAAAATATAGGAATGTTATCCAGAGTATTTGTTCATCGATATAAAGCCGCGATAGCCATCGTCATTTTTTTGGCAATATTTACTCTTTTTCATTATGCTAAACCCAGTTTTGCCTATGGTCCCGATGGCGAATTCCGACAATTCGGAGTGGGTTATAAAAATAAAACCGTTTTACCGATTTGGACAGTGGCCATCGCCATTGCCATTTTGTCTTATTTAGCCGTTTTGGCTTATTTGAGGTATTTTTAGTAAGATTTTTTGATTTTTTGTATCTCCTTCAAAAAATCAAAAACAACATTCGCCATTTTACTGCAACATTATAATATCGACAATTCTACTGTTGAAAATGGGGTAATTATTAGTATCATCGTCATACTTTTTTGATAATAAAAAAATCCACGATGAAAAATATGAATATGGCGAATAACCGATTAGGTTACAATGTTTTGATATGAATAATAAATCTGCGAGTGACTCTAATACATCATTGTATTTCCTATCTACCTCTAATTTATTATATTCTATTATTTCATTTTTATTTGCGATACTATCTATTTTTTGCATCATTTGGTCAATTTCTATTTCATAACCATTGCTTCTCAGTATTTTGGTTAGATCTCCATTCCTAAAATGTATTACATTTTTTTCGATTCCATATTTATCGATTTTATTATTTACTATTTCGTGAATAGTATCTCTAAATATGAACGAATTGAATGTATTTATGCAATATTTTTTTGGTATAAATTCAAATATATTGAATGATATTGATACTATACATTTATGATTATTCCATTCTTCGATTTTATCCCATTTAGTTCGTTCATTTACACTTGTTGATGCCCACATTTCTATATTTCTGTATTTTGGAAAAATATTAGCGTAATATTCATCTGATGACAATATCCATGTATATTGCGTTATATCAATTATATCTTCTATACCTATATTGCAATGATTATTTTTTCTCCAATCTAGATAGATTTTTGAGTGTGGATATTTATCATGAATGTAAAACATATTCATTATATTACATAATCTATTTCCAAAACCTTGTATGCATCTAAATACTAAATGGTGATCATTCATTATACAATATAATATATATATATATTGTATATTGTACCTCACCAAAAATTGGGTTATTGTGTCGTCATGTATTATCTACATCCGTGGATAAATACATTTATCACCTGGTTTTAGGTATCTCAGAGAGGGTGGGTGTTTTGTATCTCTATCCTTCGTTGTGGATATAAAAACGCGGATAGACCTTAAGGACAAATGATCCATTTTTCGCCAGGCCTATGCCAAAATGGTTGATAGTATATTTCACCATCACTTAAAATCGCGGCAGTATAACTAAATGAACTTCTAGAGGTAATTAATATATCAGCCGCAACCAATCCAGTGAATGTGTCAAACACATTTTCATTTAAATGAAAAGATAAATTGGATTTATCGAATTTATCATAATCGCTAATATCATTTTGTGAATATATATGAAATGTTAATTTTTTATCAGAATATTTTTGTTTTATATAGCTTATTAAATTAAAATAATATTCTAATGGAGTATCTGTACCATTGATTCTATTGTCATGTTTGTTATGACGTCTTATATGAACTGATATATTCATATGATCATTACTAAAAAAATTCCTATTTTTATTTTTCCAAAAATTTTTTTTTATGTTTTTAAGTGATTCTGAATTTAAATAGACATTTATATTTGATTCAAATGTATTAATAATTTGCCCTATATTCATTTTTGTGACTAATGTTAAATTATCTATATCATCTATACAATCATAATTATTTTTCAAATTCATACATTCTTCAGCTTTTGAAATAAAATCTTCTTCATTATCATAATTATGCTCCATATTTTTAATGGGTGTGTGGATATATTTATTTCCAGAATGTTCGGCGATCAATATACAACATACCATAGTTTGTAATTGAGCTCCAAAACCATCAGATCTTTCGGAAACTGTATAAAACATATTATATTATATTTGCGTATAATATATTCTATTGTAATTGCTTTATATATATTTTACCACATAAATGCTTAAATTTATTATTCAAAAAAGTAGGATCTGATGTATTTTGATGGAAAATTCGTTCAAAACCTTGCATTTTCAAATATTCCGTCATATTATTTACTGTATTGTGCGAAGAACCTCTGTAGTCAGTGTTTTCTGGTTCAGCCGTGATATATACTACTCGGTCTCTAAGATATTCACCGGCGCCTTTTATAATGTCAAAATCAGCGCCCTGTGCATCGATTTTGATGTAATCGATATATTCAAATCTATCCCATGGAAACAGATCAAAAAAATGTTTTAACGAATAAACCGGCACGGTTATTTTGGATTTGATTGGACCTAAATGTTTAGCAGTAGGTTCAAATAAACTGGATGTACCCGTATCTTTTGACATGGTGTAGAAATCCATAATAGTACTTTCTTCTACATTTGACAAGGCGAATGGCAATAATCGAAACCGTGTATTTATAAATTCATCCTTTAAGGGTTCTGCGTGAAATTGTTCTCTTTTAATAATATTCTTTTGCAAAATAGTTTGAACAGATTCAGGATTTGGTTCAAATCCGAAAACGAATAGATTGGATTCATTGGATAACCAATTATTTGATTGTGGTGCATTATACGATAAACCAATATCGATTTTAATATTGCAAATATTGTCTGGTATATTTTTCAAATACTCTTCCATATTTATTATAATAATCCAATTATCTATCTTTATATTGTTTATAAAAATAATACTTTTACAAGGGATTCAGTTACCATTTAGAAGATGGCACCTAAACATATCGGTGTAATCTCTATCCGCGCTTTTTATCCGCAACGAAGGACAGCGATACAAAACACCCACCCTCTTTGAGAGACCTATATCCAAACAGACTCGTGCATAAATACATTTATGCACGAATAGAGATTAATATATTTTTCAATAAAATATAATAAAGATGTAAAAACATAATATATAATATGGAAAGCAACCCTGGAATTGAATCTGTCTATCATTTTTGGAATGAGCGCCCTTGTAATATAAAACACTCTCCAAAGGAGATTGGAACGAAAGAATATTTTGAAGAAGTTACCGCGAGAAAATATTTGGTTGAACCACATATCATTCATTTTGCAAATTTCCCAAAATACAAGAATAAACGCGTATTAGAAGTTGGTTGTGGTATAGGAACCGCCGCTCAAAGTTTCATTGAAAATGGTGCAATTTATACAGGAATTGATTTATCAGACAAATCAGTAGAAATTGCAAATAAAAGAATGGAGGTTTTCAATATAAAGGGTAATATTTTCCAAGGAAATATTGAAAAAATAAATGAAATAAACGGAACCGAATATGATTTGGTTTATAGTTTTGGGGTTTTGCATCATACACCTGATATCAAAAAATCGATTGAAAATATTCACAAAATGTTAAAACCGGGCGGAGAATTTAAGATGATGTTATATGCAAAACAATCGTGGAAATATTTTGAAATTATTGAGGGTTTAGATCAGTATGAAGCTCAGAGTGGTGTTCCTATTGCAAATGTATATACGAAACAGGAGGTTTATGAATTATTGAAAGATTTTACAAATATTACTATTGAACAAACACATATATTTCCGTATAAGATTGATTTGTACAAGAACTATATATATGAGAAAAAAGACTATTTTGAAGCTATGCCAAAAGAATTATTTGATTGTCTTGAAAAAAATCTAGGTTGGCATCTACTCATTTCTTGTAATAAAATCTAGATAGAGTGGTGAATGATCTCTGTAAATCAATTGTTATTTTATGAAAAAAATAATTTATATATTTCGTTTAAAAAATATATAAATTTATGCAAATTTTATTATAATATCATATATGTCAATATATAATTTTAAAAACGATTTTATAGATAGTATAAAAGAGATCTATACAAAATACGATTTTCAATATGAATTAAAATATTTTCACAAAATATTAGAATTTCCTCAATTCAATGATGAAAAACTAGAAATAAAATCGATAAAATTATTGGGAGTGAATGATCGAGTTTCTAGATTTTATGATGATTATCACGAATTTATAGATAATAATCAATCATTAAATAATATATATTCGATTTTTTTGGAAAATTATGTAAAACCAATTTACGGGGATAAACTGATTGTTCAAAAAACACCGAATATAAGAATTTCTTTTCCGGATTCAACAGCGATAGGCAAACGTGAAAATGAAAATGTATTGAATGACATTATAGGATTACATAAGGATTCAGATTTTGGACATCATGAATCCGAAATAAATTTTATAATACCGATCACAGAAATGTTTGAAACAAATAGTGTTTATTACGAACCATATGAAGAATCTAATTTACCAAAAGATGAATATTTGAATTTAAAATTAAATACAAATGAATTTTTTATTGGGAAATTCAATAAACTCTTGCATTTTAATAAAATGAATAAAACGGGCTTTACAAGAATTAGTCTAGATTTTCGTATTATACCTTATGATAAATATTTTGAAAATATCGCATTTTTTAAAGATACAAAATTTGAATTGGCAAAATATTATATAAGCATTTAAAAACATAAAGAATTCATTCTATTTTACATTAAAATTTATTCATGAATATGAATACAAAAAATATAACCGTAATAGGGATTGGAAGATTAGGTTTAGGATTCGCATTAATGTTAGAAAAATCGGGATACAATGTAGTTGGTATAGATATAAATCAAGAATACGTAGCAAATCTGAATTCGAAAACGTTTCAATGTAGTGAGCCCGAATATAATGAATTATTACAAAACTCGAGAAATTTTAAAGCATCTACTAATTTATCCGAGGGAATAAACCATTCTGACATTATATTTATAATAGTACAAACTCCAAACTCTGGTGGGGAGAGATTTTATGATCATTCCATATTATCGAACTTATTGGTAAAAATGAATAAAATGAAACCTAGTAATAAAGATTTTATAATAGGTTGTACGGTTATGCCAAAATATATCGATGAAATCGGAAATAATTTATTGAGTGATTGTTTAAATTGTCATTTAAGCTATAATCCCGAATTTGTCGCGCAAGGCGAAATTATAAATGGGTTTAAATTCCCGGATATTATTTTAGTAGGAACAAATAACGACGATTTGAAGCCAAAAATGGAAGAAATTTATACTAACATATGTGAAAATAAACCGAAATTCTGTTTTTTAACACCATTGGAGGCAGAGATTACTAAAATTTCGATCAATGGATTTATAACAACAAAACTGAGTTATGCCAATATGATTGGAGATCTATGTCATAGATTAAACGTTGAACCTGATTCAGTGTTAAGATCAATTGGAAGTGATAGTAGAATTGGCAATAAATATTTTAGAGCGGGATATTCATTCGGGGGTCCTTGTTTTCCAAGAGATACGCGAGCATTAAAACAGGTAATGGATCAAAATGAAATCTTTTCTGGATTACTCGAAAATACTACTTTGTCCAATGAATGGCATATTGAATATCAGACCTATCAATTATTAAAGAATGAACAAGATGTCTATGTTTTTGAAAATGTATGTTACAAAGAAAATTCCAAAATTCCAATTATCGAAGAATCGGCAAAATTAAAAATTGCAAAAAATCTTTCAAAATTGGGAAAGACGGTTATAATTAGAGATGTTCAAGACATTATTATTGAAGTTAAAAAGGAATATGGAAATTTATTTAATTATGAAATAGTATAAGGTCTATTCGTGCATAAATATATTTATGCACGACTCTATTTGGGTGTAGGCAATCCACATTTTTGTATCCATACATATATTTAGTTTGCGGATACAAAAACACAGATAGACCTTAAAAAATGATCCAAAGGTGTATATACTATAACAAAACTTATTCCCATATCTCCATTCGTGTATAAATACATTTATACACGATTGCGGTTGGATGTAGAGATCGTGGAGTTTGTTCCTGATTTTTTATCATTATATTCTTTTTAGTTACAAACCAATTTATCGGTGCAATATCTATCCATTCATTGTCACAGCCACCATGCTGATAATCAATGAAATAATGGCCGTAAAATAGATCCAAACAAAATGGCCAAAGGTATATTTCATATACACGAAATTCTCCAATTTTTGGGCATTTTCTTTTGTGCCTAAGGACATGGTAAAATCAAAGGGGAGTGGTGGATGAGATACACCCTCTTCGTCGCATTTCAAAAATTCGGCGACATTATTCACGCTCATACAGGTAATCAAAAAATTATAATCGAAATTGAATACGTTGAGACCCTCTGTATCCTGTAATTCATCCAATCCGTGCATGGGCTTAAAAATTCGCGATGTTAAATCTCCGAGACCCATGATTTTTGCAAATCCATATCCAAGAGTATTTTCAAAAATAGTCACCAAATTGGGATTCACCGCTAGAGCAATAATTGTTACCGCCACGATTTTAAAAGCGAAAAAGGTGGTTCCTGCGATGACCCCCGCCGTTTTTTTACTGATTTTGTTGATTTTCGCCTCGGGATCGTTCATGATGACAATTCGATAATACAGTAGTGTCGCCGTAAAACCCAGTAAATAGGTAAAAATGGCCAACCATAGGTTTGGTATAAACCCTTTTTTCTTGTAAAAGAACATATTATACACCAATCCTAGAGGAATCGCAAATAAAATACATATTAATATCAGGCCAAATATACTTCCATTAGAACTCGTTTTTTTAGGAGGATTCGTATTTAGGTCGGTGACCGATGTTGTTTGAGACATTATAGGATATCAATAGATTCTTTGTGTCCAAGAATTTACTAAATGCGATGCCAATAAAATAAAATTGTACCAATAAAATGTATATACATTTGGTAGTCATATGAGTTCTACACCAATATTGATCGAATCCGGTGCAAAATATTATATTTATGATGCACTACAAATGTGTCATAATAACCGAGTAAAAATTTATTCATATGCTCTCAATATCGGTATATTGGTAGTTTTTATCGCCATTGTATCTTTAGCCCTTTATTTTTCCTATAAAAATAAACCGACGCCTGAAGAAGCACACCAAAAAGCAATTAGAGATCAAGAAATGATATTGTCTAAAATACGGTTTTACCAAGCTGAACAAAAGAATTTGATGTCTTCTCTAGCCAAACCCGGATTACGCGATTTGGTTGGAACGAATTGATTTAAGGTCTATCCGTGTTTTTGTATCCGCAAACTAAATATGTGTATGGATACAAAATACCCACCCTCTTTGAGAGACCTATATCCAAACTAAACCCGTGGATAAATACATTTATCCCCGGATGTAGATTACGGTTTCTATCTGTTCCTAGAAAATTGAAATGCCTTTTCATTATTGATTTTACAACAATAACGAAAACCTAAAACTAATAATAGACACAATGGATTACTTGACTGCAACCGCAACTGCAACTGCAACTGCAAGCACCATAGTATCACATCCTGATACTGATACCGGAACCAGATACCGATGTAAAATCATGCCAAGATTATTCAATCACGGTGAAAAAATCACACACACACACCCAAAACTCCAGACAAAATGGTCAGGAACCTATGATGCAAATTCCAACATCATTTTGTGTAGCGATGATGGTCAAACATATACATCAATGAGTCGATTTGGACGCGCTCATTGGAGAACTGAGAGACCCGAATATGTGGCGGGGCATTCGGATGGGTGGGATCATTCTATGATTCATCGCGATGGAGGGTGGGTTTCAACCAAGACTTTGAAACGAAACTTGGTATAATTTTACTTTCGATAGAAAAAACCCATATAAAAATATTGTTTAACAGTATATTACAAAGAATACAAAAACAATGGAAACTATCGAATCAATCTTTGGCGTAGGATCGTATAGACGAGAAGAATCGAATGATTCAAACAACGATAATGGAAATAATTGCGATAACAATGGCGAAGACAAAGGCGAATCTTCATCAAGATCGTCTTTTTTATCAAATAAAAATACCGATCTTGATGAGGCAATAACCCAAAAAATATTGGATCCCCTATCAGTCATTATCAAACTCGCCATTATTAGTAACAAGCCCGTCGGAACAAAATTATTAATAAAGAACAACGTGGTTCATATTCAAGAACCCGGACCCTTTCAAGGCTTTTGTCGTTATATCAATAAATCCACCAAAAACGACCTCCAATATTTGTACAATCCCATTCAATTGGCCTGCCAATATTTCATGAATGAAGAATATCGCGAGGAGAACCCGCAAATCGTAGAACTCTTTGAATGTGCGCAAAGAGGCATCGAAAAATTATTGGAGACATATGCCAATGATTCGATGATCCAACTTTGTTTGAATTATTACTATATATTGATCGAAAATTATGTAAAAGAAATCTATAATGCCCTATTTAGAGATGATTCATTCACTGTTTTTTATACGGATTTATTGACACATAAACTCAATGATCTTTGGACACCCGAAAAGATCAAGGTTGTTCTAGACATTGTCTCTTTTTTAAATGACGACGAAATGGCCAATGATAATGTGAAATCGCTCGATATTTTTATTCAAAATATGGACAAACATACACAGGGACTATTATCGCATGAATAATGTCCAAAGGTGTATATATTATGATGTATGATAAATATCATAATATTGTATATAATATCGAGCATATTTATTTTCATAAGATAACATAAGAGATTCGAAAGAGAAAAATGGACAAACAAGAAGAACGTGAAGAAATATTGAATGGAGGTGCGGATATCGATACCGCACAAAATTATTTCTTGGCCCTTTTAGAAAAATTATCCAGGGAACACGCCAAAGAAATCATCATGGATCAGCAATCTTTAACCGGATCTCTCGACCTCTCCGTATTAAAGGATCGCGGTTTTACCAATGTTTCCGCACTAAAGATCACTCACCCCGGTAAAATCGTCGAACTTCGCAATATTCCATTATCGGTAAAACGTCTCATTTGTCGCGATCAATTATTGGCAGAAATGGATTTACCTTCTGGATCCAATTTAGAAGAAATCGATTTAACTGGGAATATTCTACAATCTTTCGACGCAAAACATGCTCCGAATGTAAAAATATTACGCCTTTCGGACAATCGATTATCCAAGATTGACCATTTACCTGAATCTCTCGAAACCCTCGAATGTAACGATAATCAAATACGCCGTCTGGATCTATCGAGCACCCCCCAGTTAAAGTCGCTCCATTGTAATAATAACCCCCTCCTTATGTTAGAACGGGTACCAGAGACCTTGGTCGATCTAAAAATGGAAAATAATCCTTTTACCGAAATTTCCTATAAAACGGGTGAGACCGTTCCTGGAAAGACCGATAAAAAATTCGAATATTTAGAGACTTTGAATGAATATTTCAAATTGAAGGGCGCCTATGAACAAAAACTCAAAAAACTCCGGACGACTGCCTATAACAAAATCGAGGGGTCCAAGAAAGCGAAATCCTTGCGCGCAAAATCGGTTAAAGCGCCCTGTATCAATTGCCAACGTAAAGTGGGAACCATTTTCAAAACCCATAATCGTAAATACACGGCTGTTTGTGGAGATACTGTGAAACCTTGCTCTCTCAATATCCAGATTTTCAATGGAAATTATATGCCTATAGATGATATTTTACAGGTTTATGGAGGTCATGTCCAAGAATTGAAGGAGAAAATTATTATTCAAAAAATGGACACGCTTTTTAATTATGTTTCTGAGGGGGTCGCCGTGAGCGATTTCAAAAGAATCTTGGAAGAATTCAATTCGGCCAGTTTAGAATATAAAAAACAAAAGGACAAATACGATGATATTGTTTCGAATGAGGCGCGCGAAAGAAATATTGAAAAGAAGGAGGGTGAAATCGCCCGGATCCAAGAAGATATTGATAAGATCATGGAACAATATAAGAAAACGGGGGATCGCCGTTTTCTCCAAGATGCGGTAAAACTTCAAGTCGATGATTATATTCCCGCCGTTCAGAATGTGCGTCTATTAAAATACGAAACGATGATCATGGAAGATGAAGATGAAAATGTAAGCCGCCTGGTTCAACGCGAGGTTGCCATTCAACGTATGGATGAATTATATGGAGAACCCGCACGGGTGGTTAAATATGTAATAAACAGAACATAGTGCGTAAAAATATATCGCCATATTGTATATTTAATAGATCCATGTTCGGCAAAGTCGTTGCGTATTTGAAAAAAACCTCCAAGAAATTGGCAAAAATGGTTTCTTCTACCAAATCCAAATCCAAGAGTTCGGCAAAAAAGACGCGAAAAAACAGAAAACAAAAGGGCGGATGAGGGCCACCTCGTGGCATTTTTAGAGATTAATCTTAAGGTCTATTCGTGCATAAATGTATTTATGTACGAGTCTGTTTGGATATAGGTCTCTCAAAGAGGGTGGGTTTTTTGTATCCCTATACACATATTTAGTTTGCGGATACAAAAACACGGATAGACCTTAACCATAACCTTCGCTTCCTTATGAATGATGTTTTACACAAGAATCGACGAAAATCATTTTCACGTAAAATTAAAAATAAGAGGCAGAAATTTATCAGTTTTATAAAAAACCTATATAAAGCCACCCACTTTATTTAGAGAGAACCGCCAAGGGTGGTTCTATATAAAATCTGGCATTAGCTCAGTTGGAAGAGTAGCGGACTGTAAATCCGTTGGTCGTCGGTTCGAACCCGATATGCCAGATTTCGCATATATTCTATGCAAAACATTATGTTTTACATAGAAGACCTTTTTGTATTATACTATTGACATGAGTTATAGTTACTGACGCCGTCCCAAACCACGCCATTATTATTGCACCAAGTTTGCCAAGAACAAACCCCTGTCCAACCCGGGTTATTGAAATTGATCATAGCCTTATTGCTAGAATTGTCGAAAATATAGCCGGTTGTACCTTGCACAGACTGTGTTAGACTCCCGGTTCCGGGAATATATAAATCACCAGTATTTAGCGATGTTGGTCCGGGAATAATACAGCTACTTCCGTCTTGCGCTAGATTCCAAAAATCGGGACATGTGCCATAATTGGGTGGAAATGCGGTGCTTTTGCCGGACCTGTTATACTTTAACATGACGCCGAAAAAGGTTAGAATTAAAATCAGTAAAACGGTGGCTATTACTAAAACAATAATCTGAAATGTGTTCATTTTTTCTGATTTTTTCTTGTTTCTATTATTTTATCTCGAGATAAATTTCTAGAAATACAGTAATAAAACATGAATAATCCTCTATCACTTACAAGTTATGATAATAATTTTTCCATTTTATCTCCCGAAAATATGAGTCGATATAATGGCCGTGTCAATATTATAGAACCCGAAAATCCCAATGCCCGTTTTCAAATGCAAGAGCGTAATCCGATCAAAAACAAGGTCACTGAATATCGCGAAGCCCTAAATGGCGAATTAGAGGATACAATCCTTTCGAGAGCATTCTTTTCAGCTGAAAATGTCCAGATCATACAAAACGGCTTACGTGCGGGGGTTTATGCAATGTCGAAAAACACAATTTCAATTCCTCCACAGGATCCGACGAGTATTAAACTCGTGATGCGATCAACCTTTTTGCAATTCGCTCTTTTTCAACCGGACAATATTCGGGGACAAATTGAACGGCTAAATAAAATCGTTTTGGACACTCTTGTTCCCGACGTCTATGGTGAATCGGTCGCTTATTTGAAATATATGCAGGACCAAAGTACATTGGTTGTTCCAATGCAGTTGCCGATGCAACCCGACAGAGTATATAAACAATTGGAACAAAAACCGTGGTTCTAATCTACATCCGGTATCTCAAATATGGTGGGCATTTTTGTATCCATACACATATTTAGTTTGCGGATACAAAAACACGGATAGACCTTAAGATCTCGTGAAAATCAATCGCGTTTTGGTATATCCTAAAAATACAAAACCTCATTTCATACATGTGTTATTTATGAAATGAGATTGCGTCTCACGAAAAATAAAGATAGTAAAAAATAATAAACATATACTGTACTATACATAATATGTAGCAAATGGAGAATTGTAACATTATTGTTGATTTGATCTCTCGAAGTGTTACCACAAATTCGGAAAAAAATAAATTTGACATTTTGATGCAAGATATAGAAACCTATGTGGAAAGTGGTAGTGCCCATACTATGCTAGAACTAAAAGAAAAAGAAAAAAACAAAAAGAAGAAGGGCGATTTATTTGAATCATTTTGCTATTTGTATTTACAAAAGATACTTGAACACGACGAAGTATGGTTTTACAAGGATTTTCCCAAAGAGCTAAAGATATCATTCCATCTAACAAAAAATGATTATGGTATCGATTTGATATCTAGAAAAGGCGATGGATATTATGCTATACAATGTAAATATCGACGACCTAATGATAAAATTCAGATTATTTCTTGGAAATCATTATCAACTTTTTACGCAATGGTTTCTAAATCTGGACCATGGATAAAACACGTTACTATGACAAATGTAAATGGTTGTCGGCATATTGGCGAAAAAACGGATAAAGATTGGTCGATCGCTTTGGGTAAATTCCGAGGAATGGATCATTTTGCATGGATAAAATTATGCGGTCAATCGCCCATAGAATATGCAAATGCAATAACAAAAAAATCAATTATAGAAATCAATGAATTACCCGATAAAGAGATAATCAGAAATAAACGTTTAGCTTTTTATACCTAGGTATTTATCCACGTTCGATTGATTACGTATAGAAAATTAACCCCTGTATAAAACGCAATCGGACGACGCGTTCTTACATATTCTATCGCGCGATCCGGACTTAATCCGTTATTATATCGAATTAAATAACATGCGATCACTGCACACGATCGTTGCATCCCTTGATGACAATGTACTAGGACTCGACTTCCCGCAGAAATCTCTTTATTTATAAATTCCAATACATTATATTGTTTCAATATTTGATACATATATTCGGTCATGGATGGGTCGTCATGAACAGGAATTCGAAACCCTTTTTTACAATTGGGTGGAAAATGGAGTTCTGGTGTGCAATTAATAATGACGTCAAATTGATCTCCATATTTTACTGAAGCGATTTCGCCCCCGACGTATAAATTTTGTATAATTTCGTCGTAGGGATTTACGTTCATTCTTCGTTTACTTTTTAATGATATAATTTATACATAAAAATTTTGGATGCCCGATATTAATTCGACTAGAAGACAAGGTGGTAGATTTGGTAATTATTTTTTTCATAATATGGCTGGACATGTTATCGCAAAACAAAATAATCTTAAATTCGAATACGGTGAAGTCGAAAAAAATGGAACGTCTTGGAATTGAATTATTTAATAGTGGTACTAATAGATTTCATGCAGAAGAAACCGTCGATTTATACGATTCAACATTCATGGATTACATAATGGACACGAAAGTAAAACCTAGAGAAAAAAACGTTATATTACACGATTATAAACAAACACGCGAATTTTGTCTATTTTTGCGCAATTTTTTTATTGAAAATGATATGTTTGACACTTATATATCAAAAAACCCACATAAAGTCCGATTTAATAATAATGACGATATATTTTGTCATATTCGATTAGGCGATACTTTAGGCTTTTACGATCACAGCAAAATATTTGATTATTATGATAAAATATTATCCACCACTAAATTTGAAAATGGATATATCGCAAGCGATACAATTCAACACCCTATATGCCAAATGCTGTTGAAAAAATACAATCTTCAACCTTATAATTCTGACGATATTGACACCATTCATTTTGCTAGTACATGTAAGAATTTAGCTTTATCTAGTGGAACCTATTCTTGGTTGATGGGATTTTTAGGATCCTATCCTGGCTCCATTTCCCAGATTTATTATCCGAAAATACTAAAAATGTGGCATGGAGATATTTTGTTTATGATGATTGGACAATGGTTTCAGTTGATTGATCATTTCGTAAAATATATAAAGATTTTTATGTATATTTTGTAAAGAATAGAAAAAATGGGAAGGGATTACGACGAATCTTCTGAAAACCACTGTAAATATGTGGGATCAAGGGGAATTATGAAATCTTGCACCGTCTATTCACGCGCACCTCGATCCAGTATTCGAGTTATTAATGGTTATGACGACCATTTCGAACAAGATTTGGTCGATGGTGATATCCTCTATATTTGTAATGCCGCCATTCCCGAATTTCGAAAATTGCTATTTGGGATATCCGCGAAAATAGTTTTGGTTTCCGGTGATTGCGACGTTTGTTGTTGGCAAGATATGTTTAGCAGTAAGAACGAATTTTTGATGTTTATCGAAAACCCGAAAATTATTCATTGGTTCGCGCAAAATTGTATTTGTATCGACCATCCCAAGCTTTCACAAATGCCTATCGGTCTCGATTATCATACAATGTCTGAACGCACGATGGCATGGGGACCACGAACGACTCCGGTTGAACAAGAGGCCCAATTGGAGGGTATTGTATCAACTTTGTCTAAACCTTGGTCTCAACGAAAATACAAAACCGTTGCCTATTCGAATTTCCATTTTGCCATGAATACGCGTTTTGCGATGGATCGACGAAATGCGATCGTGCAATTACCCAAGGATTGTGTTTATTATGAACCGGAGCATATTTTGCGCAAAGATACATGGCAAAAGCAGACCGATTTTGTTTTTGTGGCGTCGCCACACGGAGGGGGGCTCGATTGTCATAGAACCTGGGAGGCACTGGTTTTGGGATGCATTCCTATCGTTAGGACATCACCATTGGACCCTCTTTTTGAAGGATTGCCTGTTTGGATTGTGAGAGAATGGAACGAAGTCACCGCAGAAAACATGCGTAGGGTTATTGCGGACTTTGAAACGAGGACTTTTCATCGGGAGAAATTACGATTGGATTATTGGATGGAAAAAATTAGGGAGAAAACGGGAAACATGAAATGATGATGATGTAATCTACATCCGTGTATAAATAGATTTATACACGGGTTTTAGGTATCTCAAAGAGAGTGGGGGTTTTGTATCTCTATCCTTTGTTGCGGATACACACCTTAAAAATGGGAAAAAATATACTACCAAATAATAAATGGAAAATACAAAAAATGCGAAAAAAACACAATCGAATAAAAAAGCCAAAAACCGAACGATGAGAAAAACGGTTACTCCAACGGTAACTCCAGAAAAAAGTGTGAAAAGTATGGTAGAAATAAAAATGCTGAATTTAGGAAAGATATCTTTTGCGGGTTTTAGTAGTGATGGCAACGCTAAAAATATGAAGGATATTCTAACAAATCCCAAAAAAATCGACGCCTTTGTCAAAAAAATAAAACCGGGTCCGACATTAGTGACCCTTCCTGTTGCCAAAATGAGACATGTATTATTGATCGATGTTCAACCACACAATGAAAAAATTATGGTAGCCGATTGGAACGCAAATTCGTTTATTGAATTATTCGAAACTCATCGTATGGCATCGGATATCTACAAAAACCATGTAAAATCAAACAAAAAAGAATGGGAAAAGTGGGAATTATATTTTACAATCTTGGCCAAGATTCAAGAAAAGTATGGAGATTTACCGATCGAATTCTACGAAATCGATGAAGATTTACATACCGATGCTCATACAAAGAGCGAAACATGTTCTGGTGGAGGGTGTTCCGAATATATATATAATTGGTTGGATAAATCCGATGTTTATCCAAATTACGTCGTTATTAAGGTCTATCCGTGTTTTTGTATCCAAATGGATACAAAAATGTGGATTGCCTATATCCTTTTCGTGCATAAATATATTTATGCACGAATAGAGATTAACAACGAATAATAAACGGAATAGCAGGATTTTTTACAATGATTTCATCATCCAACATGATTTCACTCAAATCCGCACCAAGTGTATCCATTTCATCCGTAAAACGGACCTTCAAATCTATCAATAGTTGGACAAACTCATCAACATTGATGTGTTGGTCTGCTGATGGTATATTATATCCGATAATGATTGATTCGGAATATTGACATATATCATTCATAGGAAACAACCGCAATTCTACCTGACATTCCATGAAATGTTTATTTATTTCATCGATAAAATATCGATTTGGAATCCATTCACCATTGGATTTGTATTTTTTCATAATATGAAATCCTATTATTTCCATATCGAGACCTAAGATTCGATGAATTTCACGGATTGAAACCGATAATCCTAAATACATTGTGACTTTTTGTTTTTGTTTTGTAATATTATTTTTCTATATAATATTTTACCAAAATGCATTTTACCAAAATTCATTTTACCAAAATGCATAAAATATCATAGATCTAGGCAAAAAGGGGGTCCTTGTAAAAATTCTTGGAAAAATAGCGAAACATACGATAATCCGTCTGAAAAGACCCCCATTTAGTGGCACGTAATATTTCCGTAAATGCTGGACTGGTTAATGCCCGGATCCATTCTTCCCCTTCTTTCTTGGATCGGATCGGAATACCAAATGTCAATTGTGACATTCCATATTGTCCAAGATAGTCATTATATGGGTATTGTTTTTCATTGAAATTGAGGAGGACTTTGGGTCCATGTTGGGACGCATTTTTACCCACGTTGGAATTACCGCAAAACCAACGCACGCCTAAACCACGCCGGGTTATGTTATGCACGATGGGTTTGCATTTACTGTGCGATTTTCGTTTTACTAATTTTCGTGCATCGTATAGTCCGGGACTGAATAGGACGTCGATCCCTTCGGTATCTGATACCAATATTTTCTTAATGGACCTGAATGCAAAATTGGGTAAAAAGGGCCATTTTCGTGGATCAATATCGCGATGCTCCTCGCCCAATTCATCGACGATTTTTGGTGATGACTTGGGTTCGGCTTTTTGTAAAACATAAATATCGAAACGGGATTGAATACCAAAAAAACGGCGACCATCGGCCTTTCCGTAAATATGTAAATACAATAGGTGAAAAGGGTCTCGTGTCATTCGCGGATAAAGTTTAGCCTCGGGGCGTCGCCAAGAAGCGGGTGTTAAAAAAGCTAAACATCCCCCGGGAGCGACGAGACCTTCGGTACTATTTTGACCCAAGATTTTATCTAAAAAACGGTCCCAGAGAGTTCGGCCTCCGGCCGAACCAGAATAAGAAGAATGTTTTGCCGTTTGAAAAGGGGGATTTCCCATGATTACGTCGAACCCTCCTTCAGGGACCCAGGACAAAAAATCCGCCTGATAAATATGGCGACTACATTTGGTGCCAAACGTATCTCTTATATGATCGCCATTTTTGGGATTGAGTTCTACCATAAACAACATGTTTTGCAAAATATGCGATTTACGCGCTTCCAAATCGGGAATCTTGGACGCCAGTGTTTTTAATAATCGGCAATAAACCAGAGCAGAGAAATTACCCATACCTGCCGCCGGATCTAACCATTTGGAATCTGGATTTCGCCATATCTCTATTGGAATCTCGTCCAAGATTTCGTCGATAAGTTCGATCGGAGTAAAAACCTCACCGAACCTGTTTTTCTCTTTGGAACGAATATTTTTCGATCCCGCGAAATCTTGGACATATTGTCGAATTTCTTCTTCCGTGGAATTTATTAACTTTATCTTCGTTTGTATTTTACTCTCATTTTCCATTTTACTAGTTTTTATCGTTTTTTATTATTGTATCTAGTATATAATACCATAAAAAATAAACGACGGATAATGTATTGCGATTTAGGCGATTGTTATAATGGACGATGTCATCATTGTTATCCTGTAAAAAATTGTAGTCATGGTCATGAATTATGTAATCGAATCGGGATTTGTATTGAAATCTTTGAACCAGAATTAGAAGAAGAAACCATAAATAATATACCCATTCATCATTCGTATCTGGATCCAGATCCAGATACAGATGAACACTTTTATGATACGGTTGAATGTGCATCTACCGTATCGATCGAATCTACCAAATATAAAGATCCTGAACACGATTGTATTATTCAGATTTTGAAAGACATGAAAGAGATGATAGAAACAATAGCGCAAATATTTAGCAAATAAAAATAGAATAATTATATTAGTATAGAACAGTCATTTACAAAACAAATGTCAAAACAAATTTTTCGTAAAAATGTTCCAATAAAAATATTATTTGACTTATTGGATAAATGTTGTCTAAAAACGGATAAATGTTATTTATTGGATATGAATACCTATAAAAAAATGATGTTTCATCATTACCATGATGCCTTTTTGACGGAAATATTGGAATATTATCACTCCAGCAAACAATTCTACGTGACACGAAAAATGACGTATAATTCTTTTACCAATTTAGTCCGTCAAATATGTAAGAGCAATGGCGTGATGTTTTCGTCGCAAATCAAATACAATGAATCCAATTATAATATAGAGTTTTACGTGTATTTTTGACTAGGTCTCGAACGGAACATATAATAATAAAAATATGGATTATTATTATATAAGATATACAAGAAGAGATATTCGGTAAAATAGATATCATCATGTTAAATACGAAAAATATGTCTCATTATTTTTTGGCACTGGGTCTCGTCCTATTGGCAAGTTATGTCGCACCGAAAATAAAATCGTCGTTTTTGGGTGACGGATCAAATAGCGAAGAAGATGAGCTGATCCGTAAATACCTACTCAATGAGAGTCCGCTCTACGGATACAACCGCCCGAAAATTTGGATACATACGACCTATGAATACAATGCGCGCAAATGGGAGAGTTTCGGATCTCGTAGTTCTCTCGATCTCAATCAACCCTATTTGCATTTGACAGTAAAATCGATTATTCAGCATTGCGCTGACGATTTCAATATTTGCTTGATCGATGACGAATCCTTTAGCCGGTTATTACCCGATTGGACCATCGATGTTTCTAAGATGCCTGAACCATCGAGGGGATATTATCGGCAATTGGCTCTTGCGGAATTGCTGTATGTGTATGGTGGAATGATTGTGCCCAATTCTTTTTTATGTATGCGAAATTTGCTGCCCCTTTATTTGGAGGGAATTAAGAACAATACTCCTTTTGTCATGGAAAAGATGAATCGACAGTCCAAGATTTTGGGTCGCGATGGAAATAAAATGGTTTTCACAGCGGATGCGGGGTTCATGGGATCCGCGAAAAAGAATGAAACTGTAAAGGCAATGTCTCGATTTTTGTGGGAACAGAAATTCGTGGCGAATACATCGTCGGAAATGGATTTTTTCGATATTTTATCGCAATGGTGTAATGGACAAGTCTATGCAGGGAAAATGGTATTGGTGGATGGACGTTTTATTGGGGTGAAGGATGCGCGCGATGGAAAACCCATTTTGATGGAAGATATTCTGGCTGAATCCAGTGATAAAAACCCATTGGGATTGGATGTTGGTGGTACATTCGGCATTCTTATTCCTCGGGATGAAATCTTACGCCGTGTGAAATATCAATGGTTTTCAGTGATGAGTGTCCAAGAATTATTGGGAACTCAAATTGCTGTGGTGAAATATATGAATATATGAATTTTACACCTTATATATTAGACCTACCGAAAAATGTAATAAAATAAATTCAATCAATTTAAGGTCTATACGTGTTTTTGTATCCATAGACATATTTAGTTTGCGGACACAAAAACACTCACCCTATTTGAGAGACATAAAACCCGGGATAAATATATTTATGCACGAAAAGGATATATGCAAACCACATTTTTGTATCCATATAAATATTTAGTTTGCTGATACAAAAATACGGATAGATATGTCTTTGTGGAATTTAAGCAATTTTAATATTTTAGGAAGTAACGGATTTTTAAATAATAATAATTGGTCGTCAGTAACTTATGGAAATGGATTGTTTGTGGCTGTTGCAACATCAGGAACCGAAAATCGTGTAATGACAAGTCCGGATGGAATTGCTTGGACTGTACGAAAATCTGCTGCGGATAATAATTGGCGGTCAGTAACTTATGGAAATGGATTGTTTGTGGCTGTTGCATTAACAGGAACCGGAAATCGTGTAATGACAAGTCCGGATGGAATTACTTGGACAATAGGAACATCTGCTGCGAATAATAATTGGTCGTCAGTAACTTATGCAAATGGATTGTTTGTGGCTGTTGCATATTCAGGAACCGGAAATCGTGTAATGACAAGTCCGGATGGAATTACTTGGACTGCACGAACATCTGCTGCGGATAATTATTGGAATTCAGTAACTTATGGAAATGGATTATTTGTGGCTGTTGCAATTACAGGAACAGGAAATCGTGTAATGACAAGTCCGGATGGAATTACTTGGACAATAAGAACATCTGCTGCGGATAATTATTGGTGGTCAGTAACTTATGCAAATGGATTGTTTGTGGCTGTTGCAATTACAGGAACAGGAAATCGTGTAATGACAAGTCCGGATGGAATTACTTGGACAATAAGAACATCTGCTGCGGATAATAATTGGTCGTCAGTAACTTATGCAAATGGATTGTTTGTGGCTGTTGCAACATCAG